AGGTAATTCACCTTTGTCTGGGGAAAAATATATTTTAACTTCTTGGATGATGTTAAGATAAATGAATCATCTTGAAGCTATTGTAGAAATTAAAAAAATAATTGATCCTAAATTTATTAAAAAAACAATACCTTTAATAAAATCAAAATCTAAAAATTATCTTAAAGTTAATTCAGGAATTAAAAAAGAAATAAGAAATGTAAAAGGATATCAATTAAATTTTGAAACTCCTACTAATATATTTTATTGGAATTATATAAAAACAGAAATAGAAAGACTATATAGTTATTATAAAATAAAATTTCCTAAAATGTCTAGCTATAAAATAAATCAAATAGATTTATTGAAATACTCTGTAGGAGGTAAATATGAAGTTCACACAGATCATTATACAAACTCTCCTAGACATTTAAGTATTATTATGAATCTAAATGATAATTATGAAGGTGGTGATTTAATTTTTACAGATCAAAATGAAGAGGAAACAAAAAGATTAAAACTTAGTGCAGGTTCTATTGTATTTTTTCCAAGTAATTTTATGTATCCTCACAGTATAGAACCTATCACAAAAGGTAAAAGATATAGTATAGTTGCATGGCTACAGTAGATAATAAATTAATTAAAAATTTTTTTAGTGAAGAAGAGCTAAATGTTCTTCAAAAATATTGTTACAACAAATTAGATTTTAATAGAGATTATGTTTTAGATGAACAATCATTCTCACCAGCTTGGTATCATGATGCTTTAATGAATTCTTTATTACATACTAAATTATCTAAAGTTGAAGAAGAGTGTAATTTAAAATTATTTCCTACTTATAGCTATTGGAGATACTATGTATATGGTGGTACTTTATCTAAACATACAGATAGACCCGCTTGCGAAATATCTGTTACTGCTTGCATTAAAAAATATGACAAGTGGCCTATTATTGTTGAAGAAAAATCATTTGAGTTAGAAGAAGGAGATGCTGTTTTATATGCTGGATGTGAGCAAGAACATTGGCGTCCTGGTACATATAAAGGTGAAGGAATGGCTCAAGTATTTTTACATTACGTTAATCAAAACGGACCTAATAAAGATCACGCATACGATCAAATAAATAAAAATTTATAAAATTAAGAAGAATAAGATGTAGGTCTAGCACCTAGTCTAGCAATTTTATCTTCAGCTGTTTCAGCAGAGCTGCCATCTTCATTTACTAAATTATCATTATCCCAATCAGACTGTAATTTAGCTAAGTGAGCAGCGTCCCATCTGCTAGTAAAATCAGTGAAATCACCTAAGTTAGCATTTTCCCAACTAGAATGAACAGTATTATCTCTATATTCCACTTGATCATTAACATTACTAGTTCCATATTGAATAGCCCAAATGTTATTCCATTTAGCTAGTCCCCAAAAATCATCATCAGAAATAGTATATCCAACACCTTCAGAAGCACCTTCTGCATGATTTTTAATAACTACTTTGTCTTCAAATACTACTGTCCAATTTCCTGCGCTTGCCATATCTTCTCCTAAGTTTTTATAATATAAATAATTGTTAAATAAGGTTGTAAAACCGATGTTGCATCTCCACTAAAAGTTGCACTCATGTTGTGTGAGTGACCTGAACCAGAACCTTGGTTTCCTGTAGTAGCTGGTATAGATGATCCACCTTTAGGCGAACCGTTACTACCAGGTTGGTTAGCATTCGCTTTTTGATAAGGGTGTGAGTGAGAAGCAAGTTGAGCTGATGATAAAGTAGCATTAGCTGTTGAACCACCCACGTTTCCAGTTGAAGCAACTGTGTTTGCTCCACCAGTTGATGCTAAAGCTTTGTTATTAGATTTTCCAACCGGTACGTTATCTCCTAAATCTGGTACAAGAAAAGTTGATGAACCGTCTCCAGCTCCATAAGTTGTACCTACAATTGCAAATAATGCAGAGTAAGTTGATCTTGAAACTGTTTGACCATTACATTCTAAAAAACCTGTTGGTACTGATGCAGAAGACCACGGCACAATAGTCGCTGTAGGAATACCTTCGATACCTGTAAGGTTTGCTCCTGAAAAATCGTATTTAGTTGCTTCGTAATTTGACATATTATTTCTCCGTGTAAGTCCATCCTGTTGTAGCATCTCCAGAAAAAACTAATGAAAAAGCTGCACCTTGAGTATTAACTACAAGATCAGATGCTGCATTAGCTATATTAGAAGAGTTTCTACCAACAGTCAATGCGTTAGTATTGAAATCATAACCTTGATCTACAAAATGTACTTCATCTCCTGTAGCAGGTGAGGCTGGAAGAGTCACCGTAACTGCTCCACCATTTGTATTTACTAAAAGTTTAGCACCAGCTTGAACTGTTTCTGCTGCTGATACTGCTCTCCAATTTCTTTGTTCATGAAGTTTTACAACGTTAGTTCCATCAGAATATAATGTGTAATTATTTCCTTCACATAAAAGTACACCTGTTCCAGATGCAGTTTTAAAAGTTAAAGTATTTCCAGCATGATTACATGCGTCTTGTACTTGGTAAGTTTTTTCAATTGAATTTGGAATACTAACAGTAAGATTAGAAGCTAAAGTTCCTGTTAATTTAATAACATCATTTTTACCATTAGATACTGCACCATTAGTAAAAGTTAAAGATCTAGCAGCGTTAGTTATATTAAAAGTAGTAAAACCACCAATCGCTTGTTCTAAAATTAAAAGGTTAGTATTTGTAATTTGTCCCCAAGTTCCTGAGTTTTCCCCAGTTGCTTGTACTGTAAGTTTTAAATTTGCTGATGTTGAATTCGCCATATTAAATTCCTTATATCGTTTATTTTATTAAAATAAAGAGAAAGTGTCAACTCTTTATGCAACGACTTCCCTCCATCCAGGAGGATCTATTGGGGCAGAACCTGTATTTACTTCGTTCCAGATAAGAGCATTACCATTTCCTAGTGTTGGAGTCAACCCAAAACCATTGAAAGTTGCAGTAACATCTGTAAAAGCAGTTACAGAAGCAACCCTTGCTAATAGAGGATTTCCAGTAACATCCACCTGTTGATTTAAGTCTATTGTTTCGTTTCCTAAAACAGCAGACATTGCTATACCTGTTACACTAGGAGAAACATCCCCCTGCATTCCAAGAGTTCCTAAAGATAAAATAGCTCCATTACCTGTGATTGATGCATCAGGTGCAGGGTCAACAATACCTAAAGTTAATTGAGCTACATTTAAAGTATTAGCGATTACGTTTGCATTAGCTGTAACTGTTTCATTGCCCAAAGCTGCTGTCATTGCAATTCCAGAAACATCTGCTTGCACTGAACTACCAGCATCACCCCAATCGTTTATACCCCATTGAAGTCTTCCCCAACCAATTGTATTAAATGCATCAACAGTTCCAAGACCCATAGTAGCTGCAACACTTGTAGGCATCGCGTCAGGACTAGCATCAACTGTTCCTAAATTATTTGTAAGTGGAAAACCTGTAATATCAACTTCAGCTGAACCAATACCTGTTACATTTCCAAGAGCTGCTGTTAATAATTGATTATTGTTTGTAGATGGACCAGTGTCAACATCTATTGATGTAGTAACACTTCCTAAATTAAATGTTGCGGAAATTCCTGTAGGAATAGTTGTGCCGGCTATACCCCAACCTTGAAGACCCCATTCTTGTCTACCCCAACCTACATTAATTTCAGTTGAGCTTGACTCGTCTCCTAAAGATGCAGTAAGGGCAATACCCGTAACTGTAAAAGTTGGATTTGCTGTATCGTTCCACTGGTTTTGACCCCAAGAGCCAGTACCCCAAGTTCCTGATGCCATAGGAGTTTACCTCCTATTTAACCAGAGATTCTTAAAATCGCTGCTGTTGATGTTGGCGCTGGAAACTGAACTGTAAACGTACCTGCTGTAGCTGTTTTATCTGCTCCAAAATCTAAAACACAAACTGCAGAGTTAGTAGTTGCAGATGATGTGTTGTAAATTAAAGCTCCTCTTGCTGTCAACGTAACGTTTTGAAACGACAAGTCAACAAAGTCCGCTCTTGCAACACCAGCTGTTAAAGAAGTCGGTGCATTAACAAGTGCTCCACCACCAGATGAGTAGTTTGCTGAAGTAACTTCGTTACCTGTTGTGAATGAAGTTGTTGATGAGTTAAGAGTAGCTGAAGAAGTATAAAGAGACAGCTTATATTTATCACCACCAGTTTGTTTGAAGTTTGAATCACCTTCTAGTAGTAACTTTTTAAAGTTGTTTGCAATTGCTTGTGTTATAGCCATAATTTATTCTCCTATTT